AACCTAAACCAGCGACTAGCGCAGCTTTACCTATCGGCGACTTGACAACTTTTTTAACAGCTCTTGTAGCTTTCTTAACTAGTTTACCTAAGAAATACATTTGTCTACCTGATTCAATGTCCATAATCCCACCTACAGGTGCATCCTCAGTCATACCACCCTCAGCTAAAAATCTAAATCCCAAACCACCTAGAGGACTAGTGGTTGTGGTAGGAGCTGTGCTTTGTGGAATTTGATTTTGAGCAAGTAAAGCTAATTGTTCTGCCTCTGTATCTCTACCATCATTACCTGTTGGTATAATCTTACCAGTAGCATCCCTCATAAAACCAGCTTTTAAATTACCAGCAGCATCTATTTTACCTGCTAGTCTATCTTTTATATAATCTGAATAACCTTCTTCCGATAAATCGTAAAAACCTTGACCTGGATTTTTAGCTCTTTTTTTAACACCTTTAAAATACTCAATGTTTTTATCCAAAGTATAATTTCTAAGAGGTAAAGTTGCATTTAAAATAGTGTTTGCCAACATGTTTGGACTATCAGCTTCTGGTAATCCCATTTTTTGTAGTTTGTTTAAACTTAATAAACCTCTGTCAGCTTTTAATTTATCTCTTAACTCTTCAGTTAAAGTGTCATCATCTGTTTCATCTATAAATTTTGTTGGATCTTTTGTGTCCAATTTTAACAAATCTTTAAAAGTTCTTTTTTTTGTTATTGGAATTAATGGACCTCCAGGTCTAAATCTGTCTTCAAGAACATTTGGTCCACCAAATATAGTTGGTTGTTTTCTAGGTTTTGCAAAGATTCTGTCTCGGTCTTGTTTAAAATCTTTTTTAGCTTTTTTAAAACTTTTTGAACCTGTCTTTGCAGTTTTTTTACTAAAAACAGAATATTGTTCTCTATTATCATCTCTATTACTCGGTCCTGGACTATCAGGTTTTCCTGTTTTACTTTTACTTCCACCTAATCCACCACCAGAAGAATCATATTTAGATCGTCTATATCCTGGTCTTCTACCATCTCTAGATGGTGATACCAACATACCGCCGTCTTCTAACATTTGTCTTACTTGTTGTGCTCTAGTTATTGCCATTATTCTTCTGATCCTGCTCCTAATGGTGGCATATGAGCCACTTTAATCTTTACAGATCTTGTAACATCTTCTTTTACAGTATCTGTATTTGGGTTTGCAATATCATCCTCTGCCTCTTTGTCAGAGTTATATTCATAATTTGTTTTCTTATTTCTTAATACTACTTCAGTTTCACACTCAACAACCGGTACTTTTTTACCGTCTATAATCACGTATCTTACTGATGGTGGTTCTGTAAATGCCATATTACTCCCTTGTTATTTGTAACACAGAAAATACAATATGTAACCTATTTCCTGTAGCTGCTGTTGCTTTTATAACCTCTCCTTCAGTAATAACAAGAGGATGTGTTAACAATTCTACTGTAGCATTAGCTGAAATAGCCTTGGTTTTAAACAAACTAAATACATTAGATGATGCATCTGTTAGTGTTAAAGTTATACTATCGGCGTTACCTGAGTCTTCAGACACTAGTATAGACTTAATTATGCTAGTGGTTGCAGTTGTAGATGTGCCAGCCGCCGGACTTGTATAAACAACAGTTTCTGCTGTGCTTGTTAAATCTATCTTTGAATTTGTATATATATTAGCCACTTATAAACCAAGAGAATCTCTCTTGCTCCTGTTTTAATTCATCCAAAAATGTAGAATTTAATTGATCTCTCATAATAGCCAAAGATCTATTTATTTGTTTTTGGTTAGAAAAATCATATTCTTCTTTTGGTTCTGGTATTCTTATATTAATTTTAGCCATTATCTTCTTCCATCTGGTTGAATATCTAATCTTAAAGTTCCAAATCTCCAAGACTCACTAGCTGCATCGTTTTCTATTTTTACACTAACAAATCTACCTCTTGCTCTTGTATCTTTTTTGTCAGTACTAGCTGATACAGTAAATGGACTCAACGCTGTTTGACTAGAAGATTGTTGTGGATACCTTTTTACATTTAAACTAACCTTTGCATTACCTGCTAAAGTTTTAAAATCTGGAACAAATCTTCTCATGGCTAAAAATACTTCTCCTGCAACTTTTGGCCCGGTTGATTTACCCTCTCCTGTTTTTTGCCTATTTTCTAAATCTATATCAAAAGACTGTATAAAAGATGTGACAGTAGTTGTTGTACCATTAGGGTTAACTTGATCAGTTCCTACTTCATGTTCAAAGTATGTTGTTTGACCTAAACCATCTTGACCTACAATAACAGGAAACGTACCATCTGAAGTAGAATCATATTTTGTTGCAAAAGGATTTGGGTAAACATTTGAATCAATCCAACTTGTTCTTGCTTCTGTTCCTGTATACCAAACACCACCGGCAACACCCGCAGATTCACCATAGTTAAATATTACATACTTATCATTATACTCAGAACTAGATGATGGGTAATACCAAGTAATTTCTGTGTATAAATTATTTAGTCCAGCTGCAACTTGTTGACCTTTTGTTGTGTCAAAATCATCAAAAACAAAATCCTCAACAGTGCATGGTATGGTTTTGACTGTACCATCATACAGAAAGAAACCTTTTGGACTTAACCAAAATGCAGCTCCATCTATTTCAACAACCGCATTTTGACCTATTAATCCACAGTTAGTACCAACTTGTTCTAATTGGAAAGTAAACGGTGCACCAATAAATTTCATGGTGTACAAAGCATTATCTGTCCAAACCAAAATAACTTCTTTAGCTTTTAACGCTCCAATAATTTTTGTACCATCTTGTAATCTTAATGTTCCAGCAGTATTTGTAGCTGATGGAGTATATGTATTTATATCTTCTTGATCTGAAAATCTTATAAACATATCGTCTTGGGTTGTCGTATCTCCAATAGTTGTTTCTGTTCCAAAGTGTAATAAGTGTCTTGTGGTAGGAGATATTAAAGATACTCTTGATGCAGTTGGATTTGATGCAGTAGAAAATCCAGATGTAGTTGTCGAAGCTCTTGTAGTTAGTGCTGATCCTGCTCCAGCATTCCATGTAAAAGTTTTACCATTTAATATAGTTGCAACCAATACTTGTCCAAAATTATCTAGCGACCATAAACCTGGTTCTAATGTTACATCAGATGCAGCTGCTGCTTCTCCCCAATTACCATCACCCCATGTTCCTATACCCCAACCATAACCATATGATTGAGCTCTTGGTCCTACAGGCTCGTAAGGTTTAATACTTAAACTACCTCCTGTTGATACTGTTCCTGTTGCATTAGATGATTGTGTAATTGTAAATGTGCTTGTTGTTGGTACAGTAATTACTTGAAAGTTTTTGTCTTCAAAATCAGATGCACTAAATCCTGTACCACCAGGAAGTGTTACACTATCCAATTGAACTATATCTCCTACTGCCAAACCATGTGTTGATTTAGTAATTGTACAAGTTGGTGATCCACTAGTTGTTGCAATAGTTGCAGATGTTAAAGTAGTTTTAAGTGGTGTAATATCATAAAACTGACCTTCAAAGTATAATAGCAAAAATTTATCTGTTCCAATAGCTACGTATCTATTACCAGCAATGTCAACAAAAGCATGTTGTGCTCTTGCTACACCTACTATTGTATCTGTTACAAGAGAAGACCAACCACCTACTTTTTCAGGTAATCCATATCTAAATCTTACGTTGTCTGAATTAACCCAACGGTTTTCTGCACCAGCTTCTGTATTTTGTTTATCTATTCCAGGTCTAAATTTAAACTCTACTAGAGCCATGATCCGTGCTCCTATATCTTAGTTTTATAAGCCCAGCCTCTTGTTGCATTCACAAATACTAAAGTAAAAGCCGATGCACTTGTGTTTACCACTAGATTAGAAGCAGCACCTAAAATATTAGAACCGTTTCTGGCTATAGTTAAATTATTTGATGCAAAGTTATTACCGCTATCTATAAAATGAACTTCTGAACCTACAGACGGCGAAGCCGGTAATGTTATTGTAATAGCTGATCCGATACCAGATCCAGATGTATCAATTAATAATTGATCCCCATCCACAGCGGTATACGCAGTTGTGGGTGTATAATATCCTTTTTGTCTAATACCTAAATTAACGTTTGTGCCATCTGAATATACTAAACATTTTGATCCAACTGGTAATGCAATACCAGTTCCAGATGCTGTTTTAATTGTTAATGTAAAATTACTAGTAGATCTAGTAGTTGCATCTTCAACAATAAAAACTCTTTCAGCACCGTCAGGCATTGTAACTGTTCTGTTTGCAGCTAAAGTTCCTGTAAATTTAAAATATAAATTTTTACCATTTGATACAGCATGGTTAGATAAAGCTAACGCTACATCACTAGCGGCAACATCAACAGATATATAACCACTAGCTGCTTGTTCTAATATCTGTAAATTAGTATTAGTAATAGTACCCCAGGTACCTGATTTTTCACCTGTTGTTATTAATTCTAGTTTTAAATCACTCGACGTGCTTGATGCCATATTACTCCTATGGGTTTAATGGGTCAATCTCAACCCATGTTTGTGACACCCCTGGAGGTATCGGGTTCCATGATACCACATCTACCGTGCCTGTTGCAAGGTTTATTCTGTTGCCTGTTACAGTCACTTGTTTGTCCACTCTTGTGGTAACATTACCAATTGTTGCATTTATTCTACTACCTGAAACAATAACAAGAGCTTTACCGACTATAGCTGGAGAACCTGAGTTTAGATTAACTCTGCTACCAGTAGCGACAGTTCGAATACTAATACCGCCAGAACTTCCAAAAGGTGCTGCTGCAAATGATGATCCTCCAAAATACATTTATTACCTCGCTGTTGGAAAGGTTGCGCTATCCCAAGTCATTGAAACTCCTGGTAGTACACCATCCCATTTTAAAATTGTAGCCTCTGATGTATCTAAATTTACTCTTGAGCCAGTAACCAAAGTGCTTGCACCTGCAGTTATTGTCACTGTTCCTGAAGATAGATTTGTTCTACTTCCTGTTACAGATACAGTTGCATTTGCTTCTACATCAGCATTACCAATTGTTAAGTTTA